CTTATGGGCTCAGTTCTCTCCTTCCCCATCCTTTGCATCCTATCATTAACCGCAGTTCTCTTAACGATTCCCAATTATACCGAGTACCTCCAGTCCTGGAAGTGCTTGATGAAATTAAAAGGAATCGGAGTTAACGGTGATGATGTTGTGTTCTCATGTGACTCTCTCGATGACGTTGAAGCTTGGACCGAATCAGTGGACCGCATAGGCGGCGTTGTATCTCGGGGTAAGACTCTCGTCAATGAGAATTTCTTTACAGTCAACTCGGAACTATGGCATAGAAAAGATGGAAAAGTGAATGTACTCCGACCTTCCCTCCTCACAGCACTCACAGGTGATAATCGCTACTATATTAATCCTTCAATCGACTACTTAGAGTTCACTAAGTGCGAAATTGTGAATGATCAAATGGAAGCTATCTTCAACCTTGAGGAACGTCTCAAACTCAGTCTACCTACCTCATATGGAGGACTGGGCCTCATAAAAAACTTCAACTACTTCCTCGTCAAGGAAGCTAGGATCGAGTATCTGCACAAAAAGGCCAATCAAGGCCCTCGCATTACTAGCGAGCGCGGCATTATCCATAACAAAATGCTGCAGAAAGTGCATAAAACTCTCGGTCCAAAAGTAGAAGTTTTCGTCACAAAGAAGGCCAAGGACTCCATTCAGGAAGTTTGGGCTCATGATCACCGGTCTTGGAATCTAGACCTCTTAGGTGTTCATAACGCCCTACTTTCTCTTAACATGAGAGAACCTGAGTTTGAACCATTCCGCGAAGAGATCATTAGATGGCGACCAATCCCAATTGAAGCAATACGAATTCAGTACAAGAATATCGATTTGCAAAAGGATTACGACATGCGAATGACCTATAAGTGCGCGAAGGTCCCTATTTCACTCCTTCCTTTCCTTAACCACGCCATGTCTCCGGAAACCAAAGAGACTGTCAAAGATATTATCGAGACTCTTCCCAGTCGAGAAATCGCCAACCTCACAAAGGTCGTTGATTTACTCCATCAGGAACGCGTCGAGAATGTCATTGAACTCATGACGGCAACTCCTCCTCCTCCACCCACACCCTCATTTGTCCTGCAGTCGAATCGGCTTCGAGCCGAAACTCATATAGAGCGATTGAGAGATGAAGACGTGCCTCAGGCTAGTCTCTCTGTCCCAACTCTT